GGACATATTGCTTTTCAATATCGTAAAGAAATTGAAAAACAACTTGGTGCACCATTACCACCACCTGAAGAACCACTACCTGAGGACATTGAATTGCGTCTATCAGAACTAGTGGCACAAGCTTCAGAAAGAGTATTAGCAGATAGTCAAGCAGAGGAAAGACAAAAAGAAATACAAGAAAGACTTGAAGACCCTGTAATTCAACAACGAGATAGAGAATTGAATATTAGAGAAGCAGAAGTACAAAGAAAAATGAAGGCTGATGCTGAAAGAATAGCAGTAGATTTAGCGAGATCACAAGCAAGTACAGAGGTAGAAAAAGAAAGAATAGCCTCTCAAGAAAGAATTGCTGGTGCTAATATAGGGTTAAAAGCGGCTACAGAAAATAAAAAAATATCTAGCAAAGAACAAATAGAAAGTGCTAAGATAGGAAAAAATATAGCAGATGAACTACTTGATGAATAGTGGCTGATACAACTGAAAATATAATTAACGCTATTAGAAAGCAAATCAGAGATCACATGAATGAACACGCTGATCATTTATCAGGTGGGGCTTGTAAAGATTTTGAAGAGTACAGATATTTAACAGGTGTAATATCTGGACTTGCATTAGTAGAAAGAGATATACTTGATCTACTGGAAAGAGTTGATCGTTAAGATTAACGCAAGGACCTAGACCTTAATCTAGTGCAAAGGAGAAAATATGAATAAACCTGCAAAAAATATTCAACAAGAAACTGTTGAAGCAAAAGACAAAGCGAAACAATTACCTATACCTAAAGGTTACAAAATTCTAATCGCATTACCTGACATAGAGGAAACTACTAAGGGTGGAATTATAAAAGCCTCAGAAACTAGAAGAGTTGAAGAGGTTGGTTCTATCGTGGGTTTTGTTTTATCTATGGGTGATGATTGTTATAAAGATAAGAACAGATTTCCAAATGGTCCTTATTGTAAAGAGGGCGATTGGATTATTATGCGTTCTTATTCAGGCACTAGATTTTTAGTGCATGGAAAAGAATTTCGTTTAATCAATGACGATAGTGTAGAAGCTGTTGTTGAAAACCCTATGGGTATAGTAAAGGTAATTTAAAATGTCAGAAAATAATACCGCAAATCAAGAAGTTGAAAAGGTTGAAGAACCTATTGTAACTTCTCAAGAAGATAAATTCTTTGGTGTAAAACATTCTATACAGAGTGAAAAAGAAGCTGAAGAAGCAAGTGAGTCTGAATTTGAGGTCGAGATCATAGATGATAGACCCATCGAAGATCGTAAACCACCTAAAGCTAAAACTTCGAATACTGAAGATGTAGAGCAAGAAATAGATGGTATAACCGATAAAGTTCAGAAAAGAATAGATAAACTTAAGTATGAGTTTCATGAAGAGCGTAGAGCAAAAGAAGCAGCAGAGCGTTTGCGTGAAGAAGCTGTTAATTATGCTCAAGGTATTCAACATGAAAATAAAAGACTTTCAGCTTTAATTAATAAAGGTGAAGAAGCTCTTTTAGGTCAAATATCTGCAAAGTCAAGTGCTGAAGTTGCTAAAGCAGAGCAAGAGTTTAAAGAAGCTTACGAAGCTGGTGATACTGAAAAAATGGTATTGGCTAATAAAAAATTAGCATCAGCACAAGTTGATTTAAAGTCCGCAGATGAACGACTTAAGTATTATCAGCAACAACAAGATATACAACAAAATAATGTTGAACAGCCAACTCAGGCATATCAGAATCCTACTCAAATACCTTTGAGTGATTTAGATAAAAAATGGTTGGAAGAAAACTCATGGTGGTCAGACCCTAAATACACGGAGTTAAGGGGTTTTGCTTTAGGTATAAATGAAAAAGTTATTCGTGAAGGATATCAAAGAGCAACTAAACCTTACTATGATGAAATAGATAAACGATTAAAAGATAAACTTGGAAAAGTTTATCCGGAAATTTTTGAGAGTAAAGAAGATGATGTAGCTACTGAAACTGAATCTATTCAGTCAGAAGTAGAAACTGCGATCTCAAAAACCCCATCGAATGTTGTAGCACCTGCAACTAGAAACAATGGTGCTATGCCACGCAAAGTGCAGTTAACATCGTCCCAAGTATCCCTCGCTAGGAGACTGGGATTAACACCGGAACAATTAGCCATGCAAATCGCTAAGGAGAGTAAAAATGGCAGATAATGAAAACATAACTGAAGAAGTTAGTAGAGCAGCAAGAGAAACTGAATCCCGTGAGGCTTCAGCTAGAACCCCAACTTGGGAACCACAATCAAAACTACCTACACCTAAACCACAAGATGGTTGGGTATTTAGGTGGGTCGCTACTAGTATTTTAGGTCAAGCTAATAATACTAATGTGAGTGCTAAATTTAGAGAAGGCTGGGAACCTGTGAAAGCAGAAGATCACCCTGAATTAAAGTTAGTTACTGATGTAAATTCTGAGTGGGCTAGTAAAGGCAATTTAGAAGTAGGAGGACTTTTACTCTGTAAAGCACCAAAAGAGCTTATGGAACAAAGAGATGCTTACTACAGAAGAATGGCTAAAGACCAAATGGATTCTGTTGACAACACTTATTTAAGTGAAAATGATCCTCGTATGCCCATGTCTAAACCTGAGCGTACTACTAGGGTCAAGTTCGGTGGTCCTAAGTAAATAAACTTGGGGCTGTTGTTTTAACTTTAATGGAGTAATTTATGGCTAGTTCAGCTACCCCAATGGGTGCAGAGCCAGTTGGTTGTCTTAGTTCTAATGGTTCTTTTACAGGAAAAGTTAGACATTATAAGATAGCTTCAGGCTATGGCACCGCTATATTCTACGGAGATTTTGTTAAATTAGTTAGTTCAGGTACTGTTGAAAAAGATACTGGAACTACATCATTAACTCCTGTAGGAATATTTGTTGGAGTTTCATATACTGATCCTACAACAAATCAAAAAACATTCTCACAAACATATCCAGCATCTACAAGTGCTAGTGATATTAGTGCGTATGTTGTGGACGACCCTTTTGTGGAACTTAAGATGCAGAGTGATCAAAGTATTGCACAAACAGGGTTAGGTAATAATGCTGCTGTTGTTCAAACAGCAGGTAGTACGAGTATAGGTCGTAGTAAAAATGCTGTTGATGGAAGCACTATTGCTACTACAAATACTTTGCCAGTAAAAATTATTGAGTTCGTAGATGGACCTGATAGTTCTGTTGGCGACTCATTCACCGATGTAATCGTTATTTTTAACGCAGGACATCAATTAACCAACACCACAGGTGTTTAATCTTTAGGAGAAAATAAATGGCTATTTCAAGAGCACAAATGTTAAAAGAACTCCTACCCGGACTAAATGCTTTATTTGGTTTGGAGTATGAGAAGTACGAAGACGAGCATACCATGATCTATGAAACTGAAAATTCAGATCGTTCATTCGAAGAAGAAGTTCAGTTAAGTGGGTTTGGTCAAGCGGTTGTAAAAGATGAAGGTTCAGCAATCACATTTGATTCTGCACAAGAAAGTTTTACATCAAGGTATAACCATGAAACTATTGCATTAGGCTTTGCAATCACAGAAGAAGCGATAGAGGATAATCTTTATGATTCTTTATCTGCTAGATATACAAAAGCTTTAGCAAGAGCCATGGCATATACAAAACAAGTAAAAGCTGCGTTTCCATTAAATAATGGATTTACTAACAGTTTCCAATCAGGAGATGGAGTAAATTTATTTACAGCTGATGGAGATGGAGTTACTGGTGGTGATGGACACCCACTTGTTGATGGTAGTAAAAACTCTAATAGACCTAGCACAGCAGCAGACCTTAATGAGACTTCTTTAGAAAATGCGATTATAGAAATCGCTGCTTATAAAGATCAAAGAGGTTTGAAAATTGCAGCTAGACCTAAAAGACTTATTGTTCCTTCTGCTTTGCAGTTTACAGCAACTAGACTTTTAGAATCGCAATTTAGAGTTGGTACTTCAGATAATGATATTAACGCTATCGTAACTAATGGTGCTATACCTGAAGGTTACATGGTAAATCATTATTTAACCGACACTAATGCTTTCTTCATAATCACCGATGTTCCTAATGGAATGAAACATTTCAATAGAACAGGCATGGAAACATCTATGGACGGAGATTTTGATACCGGTAATGTGAGATATAAAGCTAGAGAAAGATACTCATTTGGTGTATCTGATCCTCTAGGTATTTACGGATCACCCGGTTCAAGCTAAACTTATAGGGGAGTTAATACTCCCCTTTTTTCGTATCTAGGGATTTTTTTATCTAGCGACTGACCTAGCAGACTAACCAAGACGCTAGAATTTTATAGGTATATATTATGGGAAATTCAACTTTTAATGGACCGGTGAGGTCTGAGAATGGCTTTACAGTCATTTCAAAAAATTCAACAACAGGTGCTATCACTACTGAATTTACTTTAGATGGTGATGGTATGAAGGTTACACCTGTAGTTTTAACTGATGCAGATACAACACTAACAGCAACAGCAAATGGTGGTCGTGTCAATGTAGTTCCAGCTATTACAGCAGATTTC